TCCCGTTGCTCCAGTATTGTCTGCAAGTTTTATTTCGCCACCATCTTCGTTGTAAGCGAAGACATGGCTCACAGAGCCAGCATTAGCCTTAAATGTAATCTCTCCAGAGGAAGCGATACGCATGGCTTCTGAGTTGTCAAAACCGTTGAAACGCAAGGAGTTATCGCTGGCGTTCATAAAGATCGCACCTTGAACGCTATCTGATTGATCACCAAACTCTAAGCCTGCGTTGCCTGAATCGCTTGACCGAATACGGATGAAGGCTTCGCCATCCGTGTTGACCTCTAGCAATCTACCGGGACTAGTCGTTCCGATGCCGACGCTTCCAGAGGAATTGATGCGCATGCGTTCTGTATTGCTAGTGCCAAAAACTAAATCGTTAGCTTCGTAGTTCCAAAAGTAACCTTGCTCACCTGAACCAAGGCCAAGGAAAATACCATCAGTAGAAGTCGCGCCTGTTGTGCTATTAGTAAACTGCGCCGCAGAAGCTAGGCTATCTGATTTGTTAACGTGTAACAGATTCTGTGGAGAGCTAGTTCCAATCCCGACAGCAGTTCCTGCATAAGCTGTGCCTGACAGGTGTAGGTCTTTGAAGCGGTTACCACTAAGACCAATATCAATAGCATCGTTGTTGGCATTACCATCAGTATTTCTTGGCTGTAGTGCTGGTGTTCCATCATGAAATCGTATGCCACATGCACCTGTACCAATAATAATATCGCCAGCAACAGTACCAACACTCCCGACTGTGGTGCCGTCTTTAGCGAAGTTGACAATGCCCCCATCTGAAGTAACACGGTTAAAGATGGCGCTAGTGTTGCCATCAGCAGATGATTCTACGCGACCCATGTCTCGGATAGATACGCCAGTGCCTGTCCCTTGAGCCACAGCGATGCTTGTGGTGGATACGAGAAGATTGCCAGATGTATCAATTATAACTCTATCGGCAGGTGTTCCCGACAAATCTCTAATAACAAAATTACCACTGCTATTGATGTATTGTCTGTAACTTCTAACTCCTGTCCTTGTTAGTCTAAACAGAGAATCACTAGTACCTTCAATGTGTAATAAATGCTCGGGGGTACTCGTGCCGATACCTACGCGGCCCGAGGAATCGATGCGCATGGCTTCAGAGCCAGAAGTAACAATTCTAAAGGTGTCGTCGGATGGAAATCCGAAAAATGTATTGGTGTCACCAGAATGAATAATGTTGGATGTTATCGTTACGTCAGCGCCATTGACGGTCAGGTTTCCATTAAACGTAGCCGCACCCGAAGCTGACATATCTAGCGTTAGGGCTGTGATAGTTGAGCCGCCGTCAACGCCTTGTATGATAAAATCTTTGTCGCTTGTAAATGTTTTAAGAGTGATGTCGCCAGACGAATTGGTAAAAGTAAAACCAGTCGACCCCGCTTGATTAAAAGAATATATACCTGAAGCGGCGTCAAAGAAAATATCTGACTCAGCATCAACTATAAAATCAGCGGCAATATCTAACGTCAAATCACCAGAACTTACGTCAATCTCATTGCCGTCAATTGTGATGTTGTCTACAACGAATCCAGCATTAGCAGTAACAGTGGAATTAAATGTAGCCGCACCTGCTTCTGACATATCCAGCGTGAGGGCAGTGATTGTTGAGGAGCTATCAATGCCTCTGAACCGAATGTCGTTATCAGCCGTTAGCGACTCAAAGTCGATATTTGAACCGTCATTGACTTTTACTCGCGCTCTGTTGGTTGCACCATCTTGAAATACAAAATCGCCACCATCAGCGTCTAGTATTAGATCACCAGCGATGTCAATCGTGAAATCCCCTGACGCGTTAGTGATTTTGTCGCCAGCACTAAAGGTGATATCCGTGCCGCCGGTGGTATTGCCTGCGGTCAACACCTCAGCCAACGTATCTGTTACGCCGGGATCAACCAACGCCATCGCGTCAACAACGGCAGCACCAGAGCCTGCGCCATCTAGGTAAACGACTGCGGTCTTGCCTGTTGCAATCGTCACATTTGCGCCAGAGCCTTGACTGATGTTGATTGACTGAGAGCCGGTGGTCGCGTTCTCGATAAACATTACACGCGAAATAGTATTCGGTGCGATGGTAAGGGTACGGGTTGCACTTAACGTAGCAGAAGAAGTGACCTTAAAGTACATAGCTCGCGCAGGGTCAGTGGCTCCGTCTGCTACTGTAGTGGTTGCATCTGCGTCTGAGCTAAAACAATCTTGAGTCCCATAGCCTAAAGCCTCGCCAATCAGCTCAAGGTTGGTATTGGTAGACGTTCCCCATGTTCCTGCTTCATCCCCGGTGGCGATCTCTTTCAGGCGTAGATCATTAACGTAAGTAGCCATTTACTTTCTCCGAGATTTTGCTTTGGGCTTTTTCATTGAAGCAACATGCTTTTTAAGAGTTTCAGCTTGCTTCTTGTGAGTTTTAGAAGCTTTTTCCAGCCCTTTAATAACTTTGTTTACCTTGCGTACCATCACGCTACCTCTTGCCAATTTGGTGTTTGGCTATCATTTATTTCCGACCAGCTTGGCGTTTGACTATCGTCAATACTCGACCAGCTTGGTGTTTGAGTTGTTGAAATTTCTGACCAACTAGGTGTTTGGCTTGCTGCAATATTCTGCCAGTTCGCATCTTGATCTGGAATAATATCGTCCCAAATAAGGACTGTTCCGACTTGCCCCGTCCCAAAAACTCCAGTGACCGAAACACCAGCGTCACTATCAATACTGACAGTGCCAAGCGCAGTCGTTGCAGAAACTCCTGTGACTGAAACCGTTTGGCCAAGCCTAATCGAGACCGTGCCAATTTGACCCGTGCCAGCAATACCCGTTGGGCTAACAGTTGCTGTACCCGTAACCGATACAGATCCAACTGCGCCAGTCGCCTCTTCGCCTGTGACGCTAACATCTGCGTTTGCTGCAACAGTAACGCTACCAAGCGTCGAGGTGCCTGATACGCCTGTAACGCTGAGGTTCGCATCGCCCGATACACTGACCGAGCCAACACTTCCAGTCGCTGCCAATCCTGTCGGACTGACATTCGCATCTGCTGTGACCGTAACCGAACCAACAGACCCTGTGGCAGTTTCGCCTGTAACTGAGACATTAGCGTCAGCGGATACAGAAACACTGCCAAGAGCCGACGTTCCTGAAACGCCTGTCGGACTGACGTTTGCGTCTGCTGTAACTGTGACTGACCCGACAGATCCTGTTGCAGAGACTCCAGTAGGCGATATATTGGCGCCTGCCGTAACCGTGACGCTGCCAACGCTCGCGGTGCTTGAAACACCGGTAACACTGACAACCGCGTCTGCGCTAATCGTGACAGAACCAAGCTGCGTTGTTGCGCCAGCAAGAGGGACGCTTTCGCCCCAGCCAGCCTCGCCCCAGCTTTGATTTGAGCTATTCCAGCCCTGAAACGCAACCGTGACATCAGCCACATGCTAGCCCTATGCAATCCTTATGATTGCGTTGCTCGCGTCTGCTGTTGGAAAGCTAATAGTGAAATCACCAGCGGTAGAGGTTTTGTCTGCCCCAAAGTCCAGAACACAAACACTTGGATCTCCAGTCGCAGCCTCGTTATATATCAAAGCTCCCCGCGCCGTAATAGATGCACTGGAGAACGTAAGATCGTTAAAGTCCGTAAAGGCTGTGGTGCCAGAACTTGTAGGGTTGACGCTTGTCAAGAATGATCCCTTTGCCGTATACCCCGTGCCACTGACTTCGTTTGAAGAAGTGTACGCAGTGGTCGCCGCATCTAAAGACGCGCTGCTTGTGTACAGCGCCAGCTTGAATACGTTGCTTGCAGCCGAAAAATCGTGGGTTGCAGTCAGCAACTCTTTTTTGAATGAAGTACACATTGCTTGTGTAATAGCCATTACAAACTCCTGATTATGTCTGCTATCTCTGGATAGCCCTTGGATTCTAATTCTGCCATCATCGTTGTCTTGTTGCTGTTAATGGCTTCTTGCATATAAAAAGCAATAACATGCCGAATCTGATCCTTGAACACCTCGGCTTGCTCAGATATCAATGGGTGACTGTTACCTCCAACAGATATAATTGAGTTGGTTGCCCGTTCAGCCCAATGCTCTACTGGAAACCCCTGTTGATTTGTTGTCTTCACATCCACAGTGCCTACCTGCGCTACTGAGATATCGAACATTATCGAGCAGCCCTGACAGATCCAGACCTGTAATTGTCTGTCGTGCTATATCCTTCACCAAGAGCTTTTAGCTTAGCAAGGGCATCTTCATATCTTCCTGCGTACAACTGCATCATATCGGGATCTCCCTTCATGAAGGTATACGCTTCGTACAGAGAGCCATACAGTAATGTGCTCTCTGCGTTATCGCCAAGCCAGCTAGTACCTGAACTAGCCACCGTAATGGACTCGGGCTTGTAGAAATAGTGTAGCTCTACTGTGTAGTTGCTAGCTGGGGTTGGCCCAAGAATAAAGCTAGAATCTGTAAACAACGCATAATACTTAGGTACACCCTGCGTCGAAGACTGTGGATACGCCTCTCTGACAAAGTTAACGTCCTTAAACATCAGATACTCGTAGCCAGTATTGTCTACGGCCAAAGAATACGGAGATAAGAAATCACTAGGCGTGGATAAATACTGATTGCCCGAGGTAGTAGTCCCGGTAGAATTCTTTCTAAAATCTGGCAACTGAACAGACTTAAGTATTCTGTCCTCAGCCTGCGTAATAATTACAGACAGGTTGTTGACGAAGGTGGTTTCGCTGTTCTGCGTGTAATCTTGAATCGCCTGCTTAAGGGTTGTAAACGTCCATGCCATTACGTTGTCACCGTTACATTTCCTATTTGGCCCTCAATATCTAGGCCAACAGTTCTGCTGCCTAATGCAGTAACGCCACCACCCACAGGATTAAACGCAAAAAATCTTCTGCTTTGTTCTAAAGATTGATCTGGTCTTGGATTTCTCAAAGCTTGCGGATCGTCTACCCTAACCCTACCTAGCTGTAGTTGAGGCTGATCAGGATCTACAACATCCTTACCAACCAGCAAACCCGTTGGTCTTTGGTTTACAATCTGAGGGACAAGATCTTTTTTGGGGTATCTAAACCCCGTTCTGTCACAATAACCAAATGCGTATTTGCCGCTTGCATAACTCAAAACTGATATCCTCCCGGCGCAATAAACAAGGAAGCCTTTTCTCTTGCTGCATCAGAGGCGAGGTTCCATTGCTCCTCATACTCACCCTTAAGTAGAGTAGATCTTGCTGATGCTTCTGGGTATTTTACAGACAGACTATATGCAAGCCCAGAAACTAAACATGGTAAATACCTAGCTGGTATGTCCATGTTATTGCTTGCTGGCTTGCCAGAATCTTCGATCCTTTCCATGTGGTAGTAGCCGAAGGTGTAAGTCTCTTGGCTATCTGGAACCGGCCAAAGGTTTACAACAATACCTGTCGGAGTCCTTTCAACGTAATACTCTAATGGCTTTGATTGAGTTAGCTTATTTGAAAGGTGCGCGTACTGACTGACAGATATCCGACTCATACTTTGGTCAAACTGACTATCCGTGTCTCCTGCGTCTGTGCGGAGGAATGCCTCTACAATATCGAATATCTTGCCATCCAAAGTGTAAGAACCAGTGCCTGCGGTTAAAGCTTGCGTACCAAACTTAACGGTCCACAAATTTAGCCCACGGTTTTGCCACTCAAGCATAAGCAGATCAATACTTCTTCTAGCAGTCTTGTAGTCATACCCACTACGAAGCTCTAAGCCAGCCCTCTCGAAAGCTTCTTCGATGGCATCGCCCAGATCTAAGTTGAATGCGAATGTCCCGCTAGTGGCCATCTACTTCTTCCTCTTTTTGGAAAGACCCGCTTCAGATAAAGCTATTGCTATCGCTTGTTTTCTTTTCTTAACTTTCTTTCCCGAGCCCCCGGACTTAAGCTTACCTTTCTTGAACTCCTTCATAACCTTGGAGACCTTGGCTTGCTTTTTCTTCTTGCTACCGGGAGCGTTTTGAATTTGTTTGCCCATCTGGGCGCGACTAATTGCCATCAGCCTTTACCAAATTTCTGCTTTTGACCCTTGGGCGGACTCTTCTTGCTGCCGCCCTTGCCGGACCAGAAAACTTTGTTGGCCCAATAGGCGGCTGAAGTCTTACCCTTTTTTATATTCTTGCCGTGGCGAGCCTTGAAACTCTTGCGAGCTTCTGCTGAATAGTTATGCCCCATCTTCTGATCACCAAACCTGATGATCTTCATCTTTTGCCCATCCCTTACTGCAACAACTGCTTTCTTTGTGGGATGCTTGGGAGTTCTTTTGGGTTTATTTAATCCAGACAGACCAACCTTTTTAAGCCTATTCTTTTCAGCATCAGTCAAACTCATTTACGATGCCTCGCTGTCTTCTTTGCTATCTTCTTAGGTTGTTTAGAATGCTGCTTACCTTTCTTGGTATCAGCCCTTTTCTTCCTAGACGTAGCTGCATACTCTTTGTCGCTCAGAGCCTCTCTTGCTTTTTTTGGCAAGTACCTTTCGCCTGTGGCCTTTTTCCCTTGCGTAGAGGGTTTGCCAGACTTGGTTCCCCACTCCTGCTTGGTCCACTTCTTAAGAGACTTCTGCGACTTCTTGAGGGCCATTAATCTCGATAGCCTCCGCCAGAAGCTTTGTACTTTTTAGCCAGCATCTGCGCTTTACGCGCAGACCACTGACCGGGCTTGCCGCCCTTGCCCCCAGCCTTAATCTGATTAAACAGCCTTTTACGCAAAGCAGGCTTTGTGTAATTGCCAGCCTTGTTAACTGTTGACTTCTTTTTCTTAGCCGGGGCTTTTTTCTTTGCTGCCATTATGCATAACTCTTGGATACTTGAATGACAATGTTGTAAACGTCACCACTCGAATGACCAACCGTTGTAAAAGCAATATCCCCAGTTTTACCGGTGCCCGAATTATTAGGGATGCCAGTAAAATCTGAGAAATCTAACGTATCAGTCCAATCCGCATTGAGCTGCCACGCAAGCACATCGGTGTCTGCATCAAAAAATATCTTCACACCCATACCGATAGTGGTGTAGTAGATCTTTTGAATTGTTACCGACGAACATGCCGCATTCGTCATGGGGTCTGGAGCTAGAGAAGAAACGTCAATCTTAACAACAGCCGATTCACCAGTGCCATCAGAGACATTGGTAAAACGAAAGATTGCCGTCTTACCATCGTCCTGAATTGTTTGTGTAGCTACTGCATCAGCCATGAACGCCTCCTATTATTGATCGGCAAAGACAGGGGCAGTTGTACTCGTTACGTTACCGAAGATCTGATAGTTGGTCGTATTCAAACCAACGATAGTAACTTCAAACCCGGCAGGCACATTCAACTGAATGCTGCTGTTGGAGTTTCCGTCTGAAAATACGCTACTAATTGCGTCACCGTCAGTATCAAGGAAGGTAACTCCACCAATGTAGAAGTTTGTGTTACCCGGAGTAACAATGATCGCGTCCGTGGCATCTGCTGCACCACCCGCATAAACAAACTTAAATACCGACCCAGCAATTGGCGCGGGTAATGTATAGGTGTTGTCTTGGGTGCCGTCTGGAACAAGAAGGACTCGACCACTGTGAGTGGCGTTAGTTAGCGTGACATCTGAGTCAGCAAGACTAACGGGGCCATCACCAAGTGTTGCGACTTCAGTGATTGCGCCAGTAGTGCTGTTCTTACTAACTGTCTTGAATGTGCTTTCGGAGCGGACTGCTCCTGAGAAAGTAGTATTAGCCATTGGGTTCTCCTGTCTTGGCTAGTGTCAGTGTTTCACATGAAACGTCTGTCAG